TCTTAATACAAGAGATTTTATTAAGTCGATAGATCAGGATAGTAGTCGCTATTTAGAAGTTTTATCAGTTGAAGAGAAATGTATTGTTCTTAGAACTCCATATACAGGAACTTCTCAACTAGAAAATATGCACTACAAGAACGTGGAGTACATTCAAGACGATACTCCTGTCTATATTAACTGCTATGGAAAGACAAAGAACGGCGAAGTAACTGGTGAGTTCATAGAAACTGCACCTGAAGCTGTAGCTGACATCCTAAAGCAAGTTGGCCTTGAAGATAGAATTGATGTTGCATCTTTTGAAGCATCTAAAGAAAGGTCTCCTTACCTTCTCTCTCTTACTCTCCCACTAGACTTTAGAAGCACAACTCTCCCAGCAGCTAAAGATGTAATTAACATTCTGAACCAAAGTACTTTAGGAAGTTTGCACATAACGAATGCTTTAGATTTAGGGTATGACATTCTTGATGCTCATGTGGGTGAAGAAATTCGCCATATAACTGACTCAGACATCCTGTCTTATACTGTTAATGATGATGCTTTCGATCTATCGGCCAGTGTTGTTAGTAACTATAGACATATTGATTATGATCCTAAGCTTGAAGATGAAAACAACAAGCAACACACTTTCACATCTCCTTTTGCACAGAACTACACTCAAAGTACAAACACTTCTGAGAATGAGATTTATTTCTACAATGAATCTGATGCCATTGAGATTACAGAAAGAGATCAATTCATTAACGATCTCTCTACTTCTCTTATAAAAATCAAGGGAAGTGTCATTTTAAGCAAGTTCCAGATAGGTGAAAGAGTCATTCTTAATTTAGCTGATCTTTATAATGCCTATGGTTCAACTGATAACACTCTTAGACTGGGAGTAATCTCGGCGATTAGTAATAACGGAGAGAATGTTGATCTTGAGGTCCTAGATTTAGGTTCTTTATTCAGTAGAGGGGCAAGAATCAGTGAAGATGACTCTCCTTCCTACTCTACTTCAACAATAGCAGAAAGAGTCAATCAATCCTACATCTCAGAAGACAACGGGATTGTGGACGACGACGAGAACACTGCTGGCACTAATTTAATAAGTTAAATTCAGGAGATTAAATAAATGGCTTTCATAACTATTCCCGATAGCTGGTTAACCGTTGGAGAAGCGATCAAGAAACGCCTCTTCATTCGCGTAAAGGATAACCTAGATGACCACGAGACAAGGCTTAATGCTGTTGAGCAAGGGGTTAACAAGGTTACTATCTTTAACTTTGAAGTAATGGGATTCATCTCTAACTATACTGCTGCTGAATTAACAGGCATTAGCACTTACAGAGCTCCTCAAGATTTAATTATTACAGAAGTTAAAATTGCTATTCTTAACTCTTCTTCAACTCCTACGACTTCCTCTTCAGCAGGTTCACTCTCTATCGACTTACAAAAAAGTACAAACGGTGGAGCTACTTGGGCCAGTGTTTTAGTGTCTCAGCCTACTATTGGCGATGGTCATTATTTGGCAGGAGAAGAATCTAATCTTGTTTCATTCAATACAGGTGGAGAAATCCTACTTCAAGATGAACTATTGAGAGTAAGTGTGACTTCTAAGAAAGACTCACAAGGTTCATTTCAAATTCTTTGCTACGGAGACTTATCATAATGTCGAACTTATATCTTCCACAGAAAGCTGCTCAAGAAGTTAACTATACAATTACGACACCTGGGACTTATTCCTGGACTGCACCTAATGCTCTTAATACTGGAGCTTCATATCAAATCACAATTCAAATGTGGGGTGCTGGTGGCGGCGGCGGTTCTGGGTCATATAGAACTTCTGGAGGTTCTGGTGGAGGCGGTGGAGCTTACTTCAAAGCAAACGTAACAGTAGTTCCTGGCACAGTTTATACAATGATTGTTGGTGCAGGTGGAAACGGCGGAGCTGATAGTTCTGGAATTCACGGTCCATTAGCAAATGCAGGTTCTGGTGGTGGCAATACTTCTATTACTGACGGTAGTGGAATTATTATTGCCGCTAACGGTGGTTCTGGTGGAGCTGGCGGAAGTGATTCTACGGCGAAAGCTGGAGGAGCAGGTGGAGGAATAAATAATAATCAACCTGCAAAAGTTTCTTTAACTGGTTCAAGAAATGGAGCTAGCGGAGGTAACGGTGGACAAGGAAACATTCCTGTTGCACCTCAATCTGGCGGTTCTGTATCTGCAATTCTTGCTGAACCTGGAGCAACTGGAGGTTCTATTGGATCAGGAGCTAACGGAGCAGCTGGCGGTGGAGCGAGTGTTCACTCTAACGGAGGAAACGGAGGAACAGGAAACTCTCCTTACGATGCTTCTTCTGGTGGTGGAGGTGGCGGAGGTGGTTACACTAACGGCACAAACGGAACAGCTTCGGCCGGTGGTATTTCTTGGAATGGAGCTGCTGGTGGAGCTGGTGGATATGGAAGATTAACTTTTCTATTCGTTACTTCTAACGGTGGAAGTCCTGGATCAGCTCCAATTTAATCAAGGGAAGGAATATGAGAACTACAATTGAAATAAGATTAGAAATTATAAGAAGTGTACGAGTAGCAAAACTTGAAGAGCTCGATTACAACATAAAACTATTAGAAGACATGGGCAAAGATACATCTGCTCTTAGAGAACATAGACAGAGACTTAGAGATGTCACTGAACCTTATAAAACTCTCCTTAAAAAGAAAACAATCAAACAAGATGATAAGAATCCAATCCTAGCTCAAGACTGGGAAGTATTCACATCAGTGGACTGGAATTAAAAGAATTTTAACATCTAGTAGAGTGTCTCCCTCTTAGATGTTTTAAATAAAGAGCAAGGTGAAAGCCTTGCTCCCTTATTAGGAAATAATGGACATGGATAAGAATATGGAAGAAAGAATTCTCGACAAACTAGACAAGATCGATGATCGACTAAACGACATGGATAAAACTCTAGTTAGAAACACAACCTCTCTTGAGGAGCACATGAAAAGAAGTGATGCTCTTGAGAAGCTGATCAATGCTCAGTCTGATGCCATGAGGCCAGTTGAAGATCATGTTCGTCACATGCAAGGTGCAGGAAAGCTCATTGTTTGGGCCAGTGTTGTATTAGGTATTGTGGCAGCAATCTTTAAATTTAACTCATAACTAGAATTCATTCTCTTTAAAAGTTGTTCACAAGTCTGGTGAACATGTTCAACAATTGCCTTCACTCTCTCAGTATCCCCTAAGCTCATTAGAGACATTTCTAAATCAATTGCTTCATTAGGTGTCATATTTCCATAGATGACTTCTACAATAGTATCAATACTGTCTGACTTCATAAGCTACTCTCCTCTTTAATTGTTGAAACCAGTAAAGCAAGGAAGATACCAAACTTAGGAATTGAGAAATTGATTAGTTAAAGATTTGAAATGGTACTAAAACTGAACTTAAGATTAACTAAGTTTGCTAGAAAATAAAAAAAGCAGAGCTTTTTACACTCTGCTTTTCTCAATAAGGGGAAAGAATATGATGGTATTAGGATTATACTGCTTGTTATAAATCAACTTCACAATCGAAGTCACTATCATGTTTAGGTCTTAAAGCTACTTCTAGTTCTTTTACTTCTTCTTCTGTAAGTACTTCACGATGAATTTTAGTCCAATCAAGTTCTGGAAAACTATCTGCATGAGCTCTTTGCAACTTATATTCTTTGGCTGACATCATTCCATACTGGCCAGGAGTTGTAGGTTCAGTGTTGTCTTTATCAGCTTGAGAAACTGCCTTAACAACTTCAGGTGGTGGGAAAAACTCTACAAGTGCTTTATCAAAAGAATCTTTTAAATTAAGAATCCAGCTTTCTCTTTGAGCACTTGGCTTTTTTAAGGAGTTGATAAAGGTTGATGCTTCTTTTAGATAGCGTTTTCCATAAGCTTCAACTATCTCTTCACTTGTATTTGCTCCAACAAGTGCACTTATTAACTCTCCAGGAAAATCTTGGCTAAGCCACACATCTTTATTTTCATTTTTAATCGTTAAGTAGATTTTGTCTTCATTTGTCATATTGGTTTCCTTTGAATTGTTGTCAGGATTGTCTAGGATTGATTCTTCGACAGGTCCTAGTGTGGGTAATGGCTGTTCATTTAAAATGCTTTCTAGGAATGAATCTTTCATTCTGTAGTCAATTGATCTTCCTGCCTTACTAGAGACTTCAAGAATCCCCTTTCCAATAATGCCTTTAAACCTTTTGCTTACATCAGTTTGGCTAAACTTGGTTCTTTCAACTATCTCAGATTGAGGAGCATTCCATGAAAGCTTATCAGTATACCAAGCTGTAAAGACAACAAACTCATGAGGAGTAAGCAGCTTCATGGCCTTCAATAAAATTTGATCAGTGTGAGTGTTAATTTTAGACATAAGGTTCTCCTTTCTCTTTTGGATTATTGCTTTCACAGATAAATCCAATCTTGATCAAGAGAAAGGATTGCCTATGAGAACATTATACGAAGTGCCTTTGGTTAAACTTGGACCTGTTTTCGAGCAATCAATAGCTTAGAGAAAAAATAGTTAAAAATAATTTTTCGTGCATAAAAAACAAATTAAGGAGAAAGATTTATAAGTTGCTCCTGAAATCTTGAATTATTTTATATTTTTTAATTATATGGTTTATATGGTTATATATATGGTTGGTATGCTTCCCAGGCATATATAATGGCAATATAGATGCTTCCCAAGCATATATAAGATGCTTCCCAGGCATATATAATTCGTAACAGATGCCAGAGAAGCATATATTTTCATCTCACTCCTGAAAGTTTTTAACTAGCGCGAGCTTCATAAAAGGAGTGAGCTATTGTTAACCCACTCCTTAGTTACACTAGCTAATGATGGAATGCTCAAACTCAGTTTTAGCCATTGCTAAAGCTGATTCTGCATCAATCTCATTATTCATTAAAAACTTTGCATGATAATTGACTTTAACCTTACCTTTCTCATTAATAGTTTCCTTCAGTACTTCATAGTATCCACACTCATCTCTAAGATCTGACAGTGTTGTAACTACTGCGCTCTTACCCATTTTTCTATTAATGTTGATCTCCAATACTTCTTCACCGTTTTGTCTCATGTTAATAAACTTATCCACTGGTTTTTGTGACATATACACTCCAAAATTAAAGTAAGTCGTTATTGACTCACTCATTAATTTACTAAAAACTATCCAAATCAATTGCATCAAAGAAATCTGCTGCTGGTCCACTACCAGCTCTCAAATCATTAGGAATAACATTTATATCTTCCTTAATTCCTTCTTCAGTTATCTCTTTATAGACAATAGAAAATGCTCCACTTTTAAGACAATGATCTAAAAGAATTTTAATTCTTAAACCTCCGTCCCTTAAGTAATAACTCCTCATTTCCATCAAATCAGGGTTAGTCAGAACAGACACTAACTCTAGGTTGATCTTCTTCTTCATTTCATCAATTTTCACAGACATATAAACTCCTTACTCTGAAGCGCTATTGCTTCAAGCTTCACTTGGGATTGGTTGAAGTCGAATTGAAGTTATGAGAGTAAAAACCTTAAATAGTAATGGGACCTTTGGAGATTTAACCCATTACTATCTTTAACTTTCACTCTCACATTTTATATAGAATTGGTTGAAGTTGGGTTGAAGTTGCCTAACTCCAAGGCACTCTCCTTCTAATTAACTGCCTAACCTATAAGCACTTTCTCCTGTCACTGTACAAAGGCCCTTTTAAGCCTAATGGCCTGATAGAGTATAACCAAACCGATTCGAACCAATGCCGAATCTTAAAAGGAGACATTTATGAGATCAAAATTAGCATTATTATTATTCACTATATTATTCGCAGGAAGTGTTTCTGCATTTGATGGTGGCCTTTCTATTGTAAAGAAAGATGACTTTGTTGGAGTTGCAGTTAAAGCAGAAGTATTAAGGATTGAATACCTTGAAGCGAAGCCACTCACTATTAGAAACGATTCTATATTAGCCGTCACTGACCGCAAGAAAGAGTTAAACATCTCACTTGAACCAGATTACACTTTCCTGAAACACTATAAATTTAAACTTGGAGTATCACCTCTAATTGGTGTCTCAAGGCAAATGAGTGAAGAACTTCACCAATCAAAAGTTGGAGTTAAGTGTGATGCCCAGGGAAATCCAGCTTTCGTTGCTCACCCAGATTGTTTTGCTTATAAAAAGAAGAATAATGTTTCATTGATTCATGGAGCTTCTGTGAAATTTGACTTCGAACCAGACCCTCAATTACACTTTTACATTAAGAGCGGGATTTATAACAATGGTAATGGCTACCAACCTCAGACTTCTGTAGGGGTTACTCTCCCGTTCTAATGTCCTTTTAAGATAAGAGTGACTTGTTATTAGGTCACTCTTTCTTCTACATCAAACCTTTCGCTGTTAGTTCAAACATCAATTCATTACTCACCTGATCTTTCCATTCAATATAAATGTCAATTAACTCATGAATCCTATCATAAGGTCCAGTTCCAATTACTTTAGAGTAAATCTTTTTAAAATTACCAAAGCTTTCCTGCTTACAACCAGCGGCTATTAATATATTCAAAGTTTGCTTTTCACCTACAGTAGCTTTCCCATTTAGTCTTGCATTCCAATCACCCCACTCATCTTTATGCTTAAACATATTAGCTGCTGCATCTAAGATTTCCATTTTTGTGTAAGGAGTTTGTGGTTTGTTTGTTATTTTTAAAAGGTTATGCTTAGAAGTGAGTTGAGCTGAAAGTGGTTGTTTATCTTTCTTTGCATGATTAGCAATCCTATATGCTGTACTTACAATGTGAGTTGTAGCTGTTTGAACAATTACAAAGGCAACACCAAGCAAATCCTCTATTTGTCCACCAATAGCAAGTAAATCATCATCTTCATCACTCTCACCTACTTTAATCAATGCAACTCTTTCGATCAATAAATCTATTTGTGCACGAATAACATTTAGTAGCAAATGTAACCTTTGTTCTTCATATTTATTTTCCATAATAAAAAGATTCAATAGATATGGATCAGTCATAACTCTCCTTAAATAAATCCTTTTTCATTCCAAACAGACTTCGCAAAGGTCATCTGACTTCCATCCCTAACCCTAGAGCAAGATATAAAACGAATAGTAGTGTCTCTAATAGTAAAGACTAATCTGTAGGCTTTCTTAGTTTCTAAATCCAGCAATATAATTCTGTGCCGATCTTCATTATCTTCAGGTCGATAATCAGGATACTGAACAGTGGTCTTGTAATTCTTTGTAAATAGTTCTTTCGCTTGATTGAAATTGAAGTCATGCTTTTCTAAGTTTGTTTCAGACTTAGTGTCGTGCCACTCATACTTAAATAAAGCTAAGACTTCTTCTTCAGTCTCTTTCATGATGCTCTTTTAGAAGGAGTCCAGACTTCATCATCCATCTCACGATAGTCTCTCTGATAGCCCATTGTAGTTCTTAGATCAGAGTGTCCAGCAGCCAATTGAATGTCACTTGCATTTCTTCCGTCTCTAAACGCATTTGAGATGAATGTATTTCTTAATGAGTGGAATGTGTAATTTAGATTTAACTCGGCCATTAGAGTTATCCATCGTTCTGTAAGAGTTGATGGGTGCATTAGTTCAACTTCTTCAATGGCATTCAGAATTGATTCCATTGAGTGTTTATGCCAGTGAGGAACCTTTCTAGCATCTCTAGACTTCAAAGGTCCGTATTCAGCTTTAGTACCATCGTAAGACTTTAATTGTTTTTCTAAATACAAATACCCTTTTCTCAAATTATCCTTAGTGATAGCCAAGCATTCACTTCTTCTCAGACCAAAATAGTATGATAAGTAAATACATGACTTAATCTCTCGGGGAGCATTCTTTATTATCATTTTGAATTCGTCATTGCTGATGTATTGACCAGACCTTCTCTCTGCTTTTGAACCTAGAGATTTCTTTCTACTCCATTCATGCTTCTTAATTCTAGAAGTTGTGAGAGTAGGAAATGTAAATTTTAGTTCAGGTATCTCTCCTTCACTTTCTTGATGAAGAAATTTAAAGAAGTGATTTAGATTATGAATGCTTGTTTTAATAGTTTTAAAACTGATTAACTCTCCATCATGCTCACTTAACCACCAATCAGCTAATTCAGATTGAGAAGCTGGTTTATGCCAGTGAAGATAGTCAAATTTCTTCTGCTTGTACCAATAGTCTAAGAACCATTTCTTAACATTCCCCGCGCATTTTCCCGCGTACTTTTCATCATCAGCTCTTGAGATCATGTACTTTTTGAAGCCTTCGTAGAGAAGTTTATTATCAACAAAAGCTGACCTTACCTTCCAGGCTTTCTTTGCATTCTCTTCTTCAATTTCTCTGTAATTTAATCTAGTACAAAGGTCAGTTAGCTTAGTCATATCGTCTCTGAATTTACGATACTGCTCAATAGGAAGCCTTTCTAACTTTCTTGAGTCGTCAGAATAAAGAACCCATCTTCTGATTGAATACTGTCCATTTTCTTGTGTGATAGTCCACTTGTTAGTAGACTTGATTGAAACCTTTCCCATACTGTCCTCCTCGGTGTGAGGAGCACGAAAAGTTAAAGCTTTTATGTTGATGGCAGAAGCAGGAAAATATGGCCGGACCAGAGAGATTCGAACTCCCGACCAACGCGTTCGAAGCGCGCTACTCTATCCAGCTGAGCTATGGTCCGACAAAATAAGTTGGATTTTTCGTATCCAACAAAATCATATAATGTATCCAATCCTTCTGCAAAATCAATCAACTATAATCACAATTAACAATTCGAAGCTCCTAATTGTATCCACGAGGAACGATAATATACTGAAATCAATTGAATGAAAACCTGTTTATTTCCGATTGGTTAAAGTCAGGTTGAAGTCGCTCCGATAAGTAGGCATGGAAAATAAGAAGCAAAAAGATGTGATTTTTGAAGTTGTTAAGGAGTTTTTGGGGAATACCTACTCTCCTACAATGCCTTGTAGAGACTTAGTAAATGCTGATGAAGTTGTTCTGAGACTAATCAAGAAGGTTGAAAACGCGGAATTAACTATAGATAAAAAGCTTAGCAACACCAAGGAGCTCTCGATCTACCTCAAGAAGCTAGTTTTTAACTGGCTCAATAAAGACGAACGTCTTAACGGTGGCCAAAAATACAAGGACATTAAAGCTCCCAAGAGAGTTCATTGGTCTGTGCACAGAGCTGTTACTCAAGAAAAGCAACCTATCGTTCACGACATCTTTAATGACTATAAAGTTAAAGAGATTGTTAAGTTAATTCACCAGTATGAAGGACAGCATGACTCTCATGACATAGCCGTAGCTGCTTTCATTGAAAGAGTCCTAGTTATTTCAGAGAACAAGTTAACAATTCAAATTGAAAAAAGAATACTCATTGAAGAAAAGAGATTACAGAATGAAATTGAAAACATGAAGTCCTTAAAAGAAGCAGGCTACACAGCTGAAGAAGTAAGATATGTAATTTATGGTGGTATTGACCCAGGCATAAAAGAAGTTGAAGAAGAGATTGAAGTTATTGATCCCAAAACTAATAAAGTCATCAAACAAAAAGTTAAAATTCTTAAATATAAATCAAAAAAAGTTGCATAAACTAGACCAAAACTGGCCATTTTAAGCCCTGACACCTGAGATAATTCTCCTATGAGCATGAAGCTCTAAGGAGAAACGCACCATGAAGGGACCAGAATTCACACCACAAGAACAAACTTTAATTAACTCTCTAATGAGAAGCTTAGATGCTACCTCACCTATCTATCTAGACATTCTTGAGAAACGCTTAGCTGACATTATTAACGAAGCTGAGAGTCGTGTCTTGATTGCTACGACCAAAGCATTAGATGCACTTAAGCACATTCACTGGAAAGTAGCTTCATTTAGATTTGATACTGAAGTCGATCTAATTCTAAGTGATCCAGAAGCCTCTACTCCTACATCTAGAAGCCTTTCTCTTATGAAGACCAAGAGAACTAAGCAAGAAGTAGCCAACAAAATCCTAAGTACACTTAAGCAATCTGACCTTCCTTTAAGCCGTAGTGAAATAGCAAACAGAACTGGCCTTAGAATTTCTACTGTCTGTGGAAGTGTTAAGCCTTTACTTGATGAAGGAAAGATTAAAGTTACTGGGACAAAATTTGATAAAGACTCTCAAAGACAAGTTGAAACTTTGGGAGCTAAAGATGAATAATCACCTTGGCCTTAAAAAATCTACCCACAGAAAACACGTTAAGGACTTTGTTGACCAGGACTATATTGATCAACTCTCCGAAGACGAGAAAACATGGCTAAGCTTATTTAATAATGAATACTACAAGAGCTTCTTTCCTAAAGGGCAAATACATCTTCATAACTCCTTAGAGCTTAAGAGAGCTGTTTACGCTGCAAAGAACTCTAGAAATCGTGATCTCTATGGAATTAAAAACTGTGTTGGAATGATTGATAGTGAAAACGATGTCACTGAAGTTGGGAAGGATAACACTGAGGACACTTTAATTGAGTTACTAGATCACTTACTCAAAAAGTCAAAACCAAGGAAGGTATAAAATGAATATGAAAACTTGTACAAAATGTAAAATAGAAAAAGAAACAACAGAATTCATCAAAGATAAACGCTCTAAAGATGGGCTTGGAAGTTGGTGTAAAACTTGTCAACGTTCTGCTGTTAAAGCTTGGCAACAAGCTAACCCAGAAAAACTTAAAGCTAATGCAAAAGCTTGGAAAGCCGCGAACCTAGAGAAAATTAAAGTCGCTAAAAAACTTAAGAACAAAGCTGAATATGAAGCTGATCCAGAAAAACGCAAAGCACTCAATAAAGCATACTACGAAGCTAATAAAGAAAAGCAAATAACTAAAGTGAGAGAATACGAGAAAAACAATCCAGAAAAAATAAAATCTACTAAGAAAAACTGGTACGAAAAAAACAAAGAAAGGGAAAAAACCAGGGTCAAGGAATATAAAAAAAACAATCCAGAAAAAATAAAAACTGCTGCAAAGAATTGGCGTGAGAAAAATAAAGAGAAGATAAGAGCTTACTATGAAGCTAACAAAGAAAAGCACAAAGAACTATGTAAAGCATGGAGAGAAGCTAATCCAGAAAAAGCCAAAGAACTTAGAAATAACTGGGAGAAAAACAACAAGGATAAACGCAAACTAATCAGTAAAAAATACTATGAAGCTAACAAAGAAAAGCATAAGACAAATGTAAAAAAATATAAAGAAAAGAAGAAACAAGAAGCGGCTTAACGGTCGCTTCTTCCATTTCTAGCTACAACCTCATCCCAAGTAGAACATAGCCATGGAAACAAAAAAATGTAATAAATGCTTTAAAGAAAAAACCTTAGCTTGCTATTCTAAAAACAAAGCTAATAAAGATGGTAAATCTAACTGGTGCAAGGACTGCTATAAAACTTATCAAAAAGGCAACACTGAACAACAAGCTCTTAGGAAAAAGAATAAGAAGAAAGATCGAGACCCAATCTTAGAAGACTTGATAATCAATGAGTATGAGAAGAATAAATACTATTCATACTTAATGTCAGATAACAGAGGCTACGTTTAAGCTAACTCACCTGATAAGATATATCATGAATAAATATACAGACGAAGACCTTCACCAAACCAAATACCTTATAGATACTCTGGCCAGACTTGAGATTATTTCTCATAAAAAATGGAAAGAAATAGTGTCTGAAATCCTCTACAGACATTTATTAATTGAAAGAGATGAATGGAGAAAATTTAAAGAAGAGAGAAATGCTTCTTAATTATTTGACAAAATTCCATCACGACGGTCTTGAGCTATTTGCTTACTACAATCCTTACAAAATGCATGCAATCCTGTCTTACTACTTTTGCTCCCATAGAACTCACTGGCTTCCTTGGTAACAGAGCATCTGTTGCAATACTTAGACGTGACCTTTGCCGTTACTGGAGTTTTAGAAGGTTTAGGAGTAACGCGGACATAGTACGGATTAAGCTTTCTATACTCTCTATGATAAGCATTAGTTCTAGCCCTAATTTCCTCCGTGGAAAGAGCACAAATCTTAGATTGCTTAGAAAATGATACTGAGTTGGGTCCACTTTCTCTTTCACCGTATTCTTCATGCGCTATTAATATATCTTCAGGAGAATTACTATGCCCTATGTAATCTTCAACTGTACCAGAATCAGAGTCAGAACCCAGTGGAACATTTATAGAGATAGTATACTGCTCTTTGGCTTCAAGAATAGTTCTCATCTTTTTTTCAGACACGCCCATGATGTCGCACATTTCGTGAAAAGTTGGATCTCTATCAAATCTAAGGCTAAATGATTTTATTTCCCTAGAAAATCTTAGCAAGTCTTCATAAACACCAACAGGAACTCTTATTGTCCGACTATGATTTGCTAGAAAACGTTGAATGAATTGCTTTATCCATGGAGTTGCATAAGTTGAAAACTTGCACCCCTTTAAGGGGTCAAACTTCTCAGCAGCGCGCATTAGTCCCATATTTCCTTCTTGAACTAAGTCGGCAAATTCAATACAAGATTTCTTATAAGAATGAGCAATAGAAACAACAAGTCTAAGATTAGCTTCTATTAATTTTTCTTTAGCTTTAACGTCACCTGCTGCTATAAGAGCTGCAAGCCTAATCTCTTCGGCATGATCTATCATGGGGATGGCAGTCACTTGTTTCATATATTCATTCATGCCTAGATTCTACCTATCCAGCGACCTTTCTTATTCAAGATCATTGGAATGAGCTGAGGAATGCCATCAATAATTACACCTAGAGAAACTATAGGACGCTTAGGATTAACTTTGTTGTATGCAAGAGCTAACGAATTATCATCTGCTAAGCAACCAACATGCATATCAAACATGAGTTTATTAGGAGTAGAAATATAAGTGATCTGTGCCTTCTCGTGGAAGTGACCTTGAACACATGACATTCCATACTGAGAAGCAAGCTTTCCTGGTGCACCAGCTTTTCCATGACAGAAATAGACTTCACCTAATGGAGTTTTGATTGTTACATCATTAACCCATTCCCATGTATCAGGAGCATCAAGAGCATCATTATTAGATTTGATAAGTGCTTTAGGTATTCCACATGCAAGTGCTTTCCTCATAGCCATTGAACCATGATTACTATTTACTATTGTGACTTCAGGAAAGAGCTTATAGATAGGCTTTAACTTCTTTACTGCTAATTCTAATTCATTCCCAGCTGATAAAAGATCAGGGTCACTGTCATGGAAACTCATTGCATGGAAATCAACTTCGTCTCCAATACAAACAACGTCAGTTGGCTTGTACTTCTTCTTCACCGCCTTTAAGAAATCCAACATATCTGGATGCTCATAAGGTATGTGCATGTCACTTATAATTAAAATTGTCTGTTTACTCATTCGTCCTCTCTTAACTGCTTTTCAAGCTCAATATAAAATTCAATTTCATCAATTTTATTCATTAGGCGCTCTTCAAACTCAAGAACGTCATTCTTAAAACGCTCATAATCTCCCAAGCGAATTAATCGATACCTAATAGAGCGAGCTGACTTCAAAATTGATCTTAGTTCTTTTAATTTCTGACGATCGATAGCTTCAATGCTCATAGGTTCCTAATTAGGACTGCTAAATTTATGGGATAAAAATTCTTCTAGGTCTTTTTGATCTGATACCTAAATCTAAGTGACACCATGTTGGAGTGTGATCTGGACTCTCCAACCAAAGATCGTACTTTTCTAGTAGCTCTAGGTTGTCGAGGATTGCTTTCTTGATGGGTCCATTATCTTGCAGATCAATAGCAAGGCCCATCATGTGAAGTGATTTCTTAGCTGCATTCTTAACTTGAGAATTTACTGAAGGTGGTCTCCATCCTGATGAAACTTTCACCTCATCAATTTTTAACTCTTTTAAAAGTAAGTTAACTCTCTCTACTAGCTTCTTTGCATTCTCTTTAATCTCATCAGTAAGCTCCTGAACATGAGTTTTATCTCTACCCATTAAGTAACTCTCTACTGTCAACATCACTAGCTCCTCTATCAAGTCAGTAAAATACTTACTGCTAATAAAACTTATTAATTGTGATTTTTAGCAGTCTATCTATAGAGGGATTTATGAGTATTAAGATCATTGAGCTACCAATAGAGACAGCTCCAAACGAAGTAGAAAAGAAGTTAGCTGGATATGAATACATCCAGTCTTACCCACTAGAGTACAGAACGGCAGAAGGATTTATTAAGGTAATTCGTTACTTTGTTAATGATCCAGCTCCTAGTAAGTCAAAGCTGGTTAAGATTGAAAAAAAGTAATCCAAGCAACAAGCTAAGACGAAACGTCCAAAAGTTTGCAGACATGGATTATGTGAAAACATTATCTGAAGACGAGCAGGAATTTATGAGGAAGTTTGTTGATGAGTATTATTGTGGTGGACACACTAAAGAGAACTCACTTCATAGACAAGCATTTCAAGACAGCTATGAAACTCCTGAAGGCGATAATAAAAGTATTAAGCAAGAGATGTACCTGGCCATGAATGCACAGAATAGAGACATTACTGGCATTGCAGGATGCTCTAATAACATGGTTCCTTTAGATGAGTGCCTAGATTATTTAATCGAAGAAGAAAAGAGTTCAATCGAAGACGACCTGGCAACGTCAACTCCTGAAAACCTACTCTCCAAATTAATTCAAGAGTGTACTGATGAATTAGGAAATGATTTCAGTAATGCAGAAGTTATTTTAAGAACCTTCTCATCAAGAGTAATTCATCTTTCCCAGCTAGTTAAAAAAGAACTAGATCGTCAAAAAAGACTCAACAAAAATAAATAATCAAGGAGATTATATGAATCTTAAAGGAATTAAAGCTAACTTAACAACCGTACTCCAAATCTTATTAGTTGTATTAACAGTATTTCAACCTTTCACGCTAGTCGGAATTTGGAATGCCATATCGGCTTACATTATTGTTGAAGCTTTTATTGAAGTAGGTAAGCTTATAAAATCAAAGCTAAGAAGAAAGTTCAATAAAGAATCTTAAAAGACATGAGGGAGATCACTCTCCCTCAATTTTTGAATTAAGAAACTGAGATATAAAGCTCACCAAGTGAGCCATCTGAAGTATTAGCTGAGAAACTAATAGCATCTTGTAAAACACCGTCATTATCTGCTTCTGCAAGCTCTGTGATCACACAATGAGGAAAGTAAAAGCTTACTGACTCTTTGTATTCCCCATCAACAACAGTTGGATTCTGAGACTTAACAAATAAGCTAAAAGGAGCATTTGTATTAAATCTATTGAACTGATCAACACTGTTATTCAACTTATATGGATTGATTGAACCTGAGATAGTTCTTGCTGTTACTCTTGAAGCTGTCTTCCCATCACATGTATCTTGGATATACCCTAGAGTATTCTCTACTGAGAATGAGAACTCATTAACACTGATTTCATTTCCATCTTGATAGATACAAGCTTTAAGGACTACTGGAGTTTCTGAAGCATCATAAACAGGAGTTCCACCTGCTGGTGCTGTCAAACTTCTTCCAAAATCTAATCCTTCAAAACCAAAGTTAAAAGTAGCGATCTGACCTGTAGTGAAATTCTCAAGGCCCATTGAAGTTCCTTTACATCCCATTGCACTTTCTAAAACTGCATCTTCGACATACTTAGAAATTGATAGAGCTGGATGTCCAGTGTCTGCCATTACATAAGTAGTAAAAGCTTCAATCTCAACTCCATTTGCAGGAGCAGAAGCCATAGGAACTAAAAGTTCAATACTTGTATTTGCAACAACTGCAACGATTGGAGAAGTATGAAAAGCTCCATCTTCTTTAACAACTACAATGTCACCAACTTTTAAGTTTGCTGTAGAGGCAACTTTAATTAGTGAAGTTGTGTGAGAAGTTCCTGAAGTAATCAATGCACTTGATCTTTTAGAACCAAATACACTTTCCATCATTGGCCCATACTCAGGAGCTGCACCAGCTGTAGAACCTGCTTTCATATAAACAGGAATTGATCCTGATACAGATTTCAATCCTAATCGTGGAGTAATCTTTCCTAATCCAGTTCCAAGAACATTTCTTTCTAGTGTCTCACGCGAAGGAGACATTTCAAGGCCATCGGCCAATACCTGAACATAGTCAGCTCCAGTTGATGGAGGTGCGTATGTACCTTCAGTGCTTTCTACTTTGATAGCAACCTTAGTGTTGTTTTTAATTGTGTAACCCATTTATAACTCCTATTACGTTTTGTATTTTATATTTATTTCAAATCTCAAGATCGCTACCTTTTCTTCATCAAGGTATTCAATCTCACTCATGCTCAGTCCATTCACTATTAGGACCTTGCTATCAAGAAAGCCTTTATTCACTTGCAAATCTTTATAGATTAGAAGTGCTCTATCTTGTAACTCTCCAATCCTCTCAGTCTTTAACTCATCATTAATTTGAGCTAAAGCTCCACTTAGATAACCATCTGTAAGAATGACTTCAAAGGAATGATCTAAAGTGTCCAACCCATTTACTCCTGAAGTAGCTAATGCTGACTTAGGAATAACTCCAAATCTCTTATTTGCTCTTCCAAACTTATTCTGGGAGACATCGCTCATATAACTCAGCTTCGAAAACTCTGATCCAAGGACTGCCAACAGTCTGACTGCAATGTTATCTCTGATAGTCGTAACCATGTGCTCCTCCATATAAGCTTATTAATCTACTAATTAGCGGCTCATAAAAGTTGAGTTAATCTTGGGTGGTTTATTCTCATTAGAAGTTACAACTCCATCGTCGTTAACATCTAAAGACAAAGAAGCAACTTGAATCATCTTTGTATACAGTGTGCGATACTCATACGATTTATTTGCCCAGACATCATCGTTGGCATCACTCATATTGAAATAGATTTTAGACATGGCCAAATAGACTGCGGCTTGGCGGATTTCTTCAATGTCTAGTAAGTCCCAGGCATTGATGTCTTCCTTAACTCCATTAGACATTTTGTAGTAATCTTTATTACGAAAACATTGCATGATCTCATTTCTGCAAGCTGCATGAATAAGAATGTGGGTTGTGGTCGCGATCTTGCCCAAGAACTCAGGCAAAGTGATGTAAGGTTGCTCAAGCATTAGTTCATAATCATCAGCAAATACTAAGTTGATACCTTCTATCTTTAACTCTTCTCTTGCTTCAGAAACACTAAGTCTGTACCAATACAAATTAGAACCATCTACAGTGTGCGAAACTTGACCAACTTGATCTCTATCAAACTTAATAAACCCACTTCTTTTTAATCCAAGTGTGTCGTCGGCCTTTCCAGAAGCTTCTACCCATGAAGTTCCATTATAGACTTCAAGAGAAAGCACAGCTTCATTTTCATAAGTTGAAGTATGATTGAAATAGAAAGCATTGATTGGCTTTCTAAAACCTACATATAGAAAGTCAGAACTATCTAGTTCAATCGAAACAACGTCTCGTCCAAAGTTATTTGTCTTATGTGAGTAATCAACAAAAGCAAGACTTGCTTCGTGTTTTACTGTAAGTAGCTCTTTAACATTAATCATTTTATTCCTTATGACTGTTCGTAAAAAAAAGGGAGAGCATTTTCACACTCTCCCCCATTAAATTTCTTTAAAAAGGAATTAAGCAGTAGCAGTTGAACAAAGCATTGTGATTTTTCTCTTACCTGCACCACCAGCATTGTCACAATCGATTGCTCCGTAAATTCCACGAAGAGCTACGAATTCTTGTCCGTAAGCTTCATCCATTTGAGCAATGAAATTAACACCGTCTTGAAGAGCGAAAGCTACAGCAGACTTGTGGTAGAAGTGAACTTTAAGAGTTGCTCCAGTTCCAGCAATGTCTTCAGATTGAATAACATTGAATCCTTTAACTTGAGATACGATACCTTGACGAAGAGCTTCAGGAGAAAGAGACTTTTGCCCGTCTTGGAATTCAGACATAGAAGCAAGAATTTCCATTCCTTCAGCATTAACTGCCATATAACGATCTTTCGCAGGAACTTTTGCTTGATCTAATTTCTTCTTAGCTTTAGCAACGTCAGCAATAGTGAAAACACCAGCTGTAGCAGAAGCAGAGTCAAAATCTAAAGAAGAAGCTGTAGCTAGTTTAGCTGCGATAACTGCTTCAATACCTTGAGCAAATACTTTTGGTGCATGAGATAAGAACGCTGATTTCAATTCAAGAGCTGATTGCTCACCGTTTGCATAGTTGATGTATTCAGGAACTTGTTTTACTTGATCAAGTAGTAACACTGATCCAGTAGTTGTCATTCCACCAGCAGTAGCTCTAGACCCAGAAGTAACAGAAGACAAAGCAAGTCCTGTAACGTTCGGGATAGTAGTTCTGTCTGAACCTGGTTTAACTTGTGCAGTTAAATCTACAATTGTTTTAACCAGAACTGAGTCTGATCCTTCTAGGGATTCTAAGATTTCTTGTCTTAGAACGTCGTTGATACTGATAATGGCCATGTGTTTTCCTTTTTTAGTGAATTATTAAATTCATTATTTGTTTTTTAGTAAGTTCATCTTGAATTCAGCCTTCTCTTTTTCAGTCATCTGTGAGTAAGGCTTCGAGTTATTTGCTTCAAATCCCTTTGGAGCAGCACTCGGTAAATTGTTAGCTGGCACACCTTTGATTAACTCTGGGTATGTCTGCTTAATGCGATTAACTTCAGCTGATAAAGTTTCTTGAACGACGTTTCCTTGTTCATCTAATTCAATCGTGTTGACGTTGATGAAGTTGTTGTATTCGTCCTTCTTGAAGCCACCTAGCTCTCTGATAACTGCATTTTTTTTGTGATAGTTAATGAATTGGTCTTTCTCTTGAGCTCTGGTCGATGCGATTTGATCCATCTGAGCTTGAGTTTTTTCGTATAAAGTCTTCCACTGCTCATTCTCCTTTAAGGAGTTCATTTCTGCGGCTTCTTTCTCAGCCTTGAGTTGGTTTAGAAGGGCTTCAGTTTCTTTAAGCTTTGCTTTGTACTTGTGCATATCCTGATTCACATCTTGATAAGCTTTAGCTGGTACAAACTCTGCTTCTTTCTCTGTTGCTGTTCCTTCGTTTAATACTTCATTCGACATAAGACCTTCCTTGGTAACTACCATTAAAAAAGAAACGAAAACATTTCGCTTCAAGAGTTACTTATTAACTGGGTTTGGAAGGATGATTATTTTGCTAAGAGTTCACGGATTCTTTTGAAGAGCTTGTCTTCTAGTCTTTTTTTGAGTTGTGCGATTTCTGGTTTAGAAAGGAAGTTGAAAGGGCGTAATTTAGAGACCCACTTAGCTTTATCGCTAGCGTGATCGTCTTTAAATCCGATTGAGACAGTGTTGTCACTGGTAACTGTGGCCCCAATTTTATCTAGCATATCGCCAGATAGAGTTAGGTTTGATTTTGATTTTGTTGTTGGGCCTGTTGCTTTTGTTGGTCTAACGTATTTGATGTATTTTTCTGTAAGAGGAGCAAGCTTCTTTTTTGTTCCACCATGTTCAGTGATACCGTATCCTAAACGTGTTCTTTTCTTGATAAGTTCAGCAGCTTCTTCCCCTAGTTCTTCTAAGCTGGCCTTTGAAGTAGCTTCTTTAACTAACTCCTTCATTATCTTTTCAAGTTTTGATGAGAATTCTTCAGCTTTCATTATTGGCCAAACCTACTAAGGAGTGACGAAACTAGGCCATCAACTTTCTGTCTTACTTCTTTATCTTCAGGAGTATCTATTGCAACTGTAGCAATGATTAAGTCTAACTGTGCCTGTGGAAGTCCCAAGAAAGGCCTAGCTTTATTAGAGTTAGGTTCTCCACCATAACTTCCAATTTGATTTCCTTCTACTTGACCAGCCATTTCAGAACCAGTTTTATAACCAATAGTAACTTCACCAGTCTTAGAAGAGTTAATAATCTCTAACGAGACCATCATGTCACCAGTAAGCTCTAGGTTTACTAATGAACTCTTGCCACCATTCTTAAAATCTAATGATTGTTTGTATTCAGCACTATAAGAAGGAAAGCTCCCACCCCAACGATTTAAACCATTAGCAGTATTGTCCTGAATCTTTTTAATAATCAGTTCAGCTACTAATTTTCTTTGAGCAGCAGTAAAGTTCTTAGGAATTGTAAATGTAGTTTGAACGTTTTTCTTAGCTACCACTTACTCTCCGATAGCTGAATTAGGTTCTTCACCTTTATTTGCTAAATCTTCAACTTGAGAGAACTCTATTGACTTAACTTCATCCTTCACTACTTTAATCTCAGCAAGAAGCTGTTCAATCTGGTCGTCTGTAAAGTCAGGGTTAAGTTTAAAGAGAGCTTGCTTAGGAGTAATAAGACCAAGATCAAACATAATCTTTAACTCTTCAAGAGTAGTTTTAGTATCAACAACGATCTTATTCTCAGCAAAAGTTACAGCAGGTTTAAAACCTAAGCTAAAATCTTGCTTAACATCTACGAGTTGTTGTGAGCTTGCCCAGTAACCGTGCATTCTAACTATTAGATTCCACAGATCACTTTCATACTTTCTAAAAAGGTTAACTTGCTTTCTTCCTATAGAGCTTGCATCACCTTCATCAATAAGCTTAGCAATACCAGAAGCTGCATTATCAACATTAGCTTGGCCAATTGAACCAACCTTAATCCCTTTAGAGTCAAGCCACATGCTCATCTCTGTGCTGATTAAAGTAATAACCTTATCAATGTCTACTTCAGGCTTAATAGTCCCAATCATAGGTTTCTTGCCTTCACCTTCAACACTATTGATTACCCAGAACGCATCTGGATTGTTGTCAAGGTTAGAAGTCTCAATGTCTATACCGTAAACGATAGAGTGAGATTGAAACTGAGTAGCATAATTTATGTCAGTTAAAAGCTTAGGAATAAGTACGGCCATTGCAAGATTGTCTGCATCTGGAGTAGGAATAAGTTCAAAAGAAGAACTTGAGCAATAGACAAAAGGAATCTTCCCATAAGGATTATCTCTATACTCTGAGACAACTCCATCAGCATCCATAATCATAAAACTCTCATCTGAGTAAACATGATACAAGGCCACTTCCCTAACTACATTCTCAGCATTCTTAATTACAACTCCATTCTTATCAGTAGTAGGAACCACTTTCGTAATACTTCCCATGAACTTAATAAAGACAGTCATAGCTGTAGGGTCAAAACTATTATCACTCCACACCAAGAACTTATCAGCAGGAAGAACTCTCATACTAGGAACACCATTATTAATATAGGGTTCAATAGCAAAATACTTATGTAAGTTTAAAAGCTCATTAGCTGTAGCCAGTTGATTATTCACATCTAGCTTATCTTCATAATAAGCAAGCAACTCCTGATCTATAGAGTTATCACCTGCATCTCTAATAGCTGGTTCAATATAGACCTTACTCAGCTTACCAATAACTTTATTCAAAACATTGATAGGTGGGATTCTTCCTTTACTTCTAGCAAGAGCTCTAGGGTTTAACTCTAAAGCCAAACTCTCCTCAACATACTTAAGTAAGTTCCCTTGATAGATGTCCATCAACTTTCGGCTATAGATAACCTGGTTCTGATACATCACTTGTATGTAGCTTAATAATTCAGGAACAAGAGTATTGAGAGGTTTAGAAGTAGACATTTATTGAAGCTCCAAGCTGTACGTTATGGGGTGCGACGGTACGACCATCAACTTCTACTTATTAACTGGAAGAGGATTTAATAAGTTCCTTCATGACGACGAAAGAAAAAGCTAGGGCAAGACACTTAAAGAAGACCTACAACATCTCCTTAGAGGAATACGATTCCTTACTAGAAGCTCAAGACTATAGATGTGCAATTTGTGGAGTTCATCAATCAGAATGTAAGACAAGACTCGCCGTAGACCATGACCACGAAGCAATGACCATAAGAGGACTTCTTTGTGTAACTTGCAATAAAGACATCTGTGGAAGGATCGATAAAAGAGTTAAAGCTAAGAAAGTCACACTATCTAAAAAAGAAGTAACAAAGCGAATCGCTGAGTACTACTCAAGACAACCACCTATCCCAAACATAGTTCCAATTAAAGAATCTAAGCCCAAGAAGAAATTAATAAGAAGACCCTAGGAGTAGTTACTCCATACTTTTTATAACAGTGTTATAGGGGCCAATAATGTCAGAAGAAAAATCAATCAATGAACGAGCAGGAAAAGCTAACAAAGCTCAGTACGTTTCTCATTGCCTATCTCTAATAGCTAAGAACAAGACAAAGAATGAAACTGTTAAAAGTCTCATGTCTACTTACAACATTACTCAGGTCCAAGCTTACAAATGGTACTTACTAGCTGCTGAAGAGTTAGAAGAAAATAACTCAGAAAAAATTAAGACAATCAGAAACAAGCGAATCGCTGCACTTCAAGCAGACATAGATGAAGCTTATGCCAACTATCTTGCAGAAAGTGACGGAAACTTGCGCGCAAAGTGGTTCGAAATCTATCAAAAAACTAAAACCCAACTAGATGTTTACTACCCAAATGCACTCAAACCTGAGGCTGAAAAAGAAGAACTCAAAATAGAGATTTCATATAACAAGATCAACCGCTTACCTAGCAAGGACGAGTAATGATCTCTAATAAATTAAAACTGAATACAACTCTTCCCACGGCTGTCCTGTGAAACACGACATTAATCTCCTAGGTTATCAGATGGAAGCAATGGAAGCTAAGGAAAGAGAAATACTTCTTTCTGGTGGAATTGGTACTGGTAAGAGTTTTGTTGGAGCTAACTGGGTTCTTAATAAAGTAATTGCTAATCCTGGATGCTCAGCTTTTATTGGTGCATGTACTTACTCTCAATTAATGGGTGCAAGTGTTAAGACCTTTACTACTCTCCTAGATGAATTAGGAATTCCTTATACAGCTACACTTTCTGGAGCTCGTAAAAGAATTGAGATTGGCCAGTCACACATCTACCTCTACTCCTTAGATAAACCAGATACTATCCGTGGTATCGAAGTAAGCTTTGCATGGCTTGATGAAATTGGTTTCTCAACTCTTGAAGCACTACAAGTCGTAAGAGGTCGTCTAAGAGGCAAGAACACAAGCTATAGGCAGATGCTACTCACATCATCCCCTAATGGATTCAACTTCCTCTATGATCAATTTGGAAACGCTCAGGATACAAATAAGAAGCTGATTAAAGCTAAGACTGAAGAAAACATCTTTCTTCCTGATGGATACTATGACTCTCTGCTCGAAATGTATGGAGGAGAAAACTCTCCACTAGCAAGACAGGAGTTGTTTGGTGAGTTCGTTAACCTACAAGAAGGTGCGATCTATAACTTGTTTAACAGAGGGATAAACGTAGTTGAATGCTCTCTTAATCCTTTGTATCCAGTTTATGTTGGAGTTGATTTTAACGTAGATATGATGTCCGCTACTTATATTCAGCATATCAATGGAGTGTTCTATCAATGTAAAGAAGTTCAACTCACACATAGAAATGCAAACACACATGACCTTGGCCAGAAGATAATTCAAGACCTTCAAGGGTATCAAATTCATATCGTGGCTGACTCTACAGGAAAGGCAAGAAAGACTAGCTCTAGTTCTGGAACTTCAGATCATCAAATCCTAAAAGACATGGGCCTTCATCTTCTTGAGACTTCTAATCCTCTTATAAGGAATAGACAGAATACAGTGAACTTAGCTTTCTTAAAGAAGCAATTAGTAATTGACCCTTCTTGTACACTAACCATCAAAGAGATTGAGACACTCTCTTCTAGGGATAAAGAAGGAAGTGTAAGCCATTTATCAGTTTGCTTAGGCTACGTCATGTGGAAGCTAGCTCCTTTACAGCCCAAGGTAAAACCTTCTCATACAATTCATTTATAAGGACAAAGCCATGAAAAGCTGCTCAACCTGTAAGGAACATCAAGCCCTCACTGAGTTCGCTAGGGATAAAAGAAACAATGATGGCCTTTCAGGTTCATGTAGAAGTTGTCAGCGACTCTCCAGTAAAAAGTATTATCAAGCTAATTTAGTTAAATCTAGAGCTATAAGAAAAGAGTATCAAAAAGAAAATCCAGATAAGTCGAACCTGTCATCAAAGAAGTGGAAAGAAGAAAACCCACAAAAAGTGATAGAAATGAATAAAAAGTGGACCAGCCTGAATCTTGATAAGGTTAATGCTAAGGGCTCCAAGTACAGAGCAAGTAAACTCAATGCTACCCCTTCATGGCTTACTGAAGATCACATAAAGCAGATTGAGCAATTCTACTCTAGTGCTAAAGCCTTAGAACACGATAACGGTATTAAATACCATGTAGATCACATTATTCCTCTTCAAGGTAAAGAAGTCTGCGGCTTGCATGTACCCTGGAATCTTCAAATCCTATCTGCAGAAGAAAACAAATCTAAAAGTAATCGACTCCTATAGCTCACAACTCTCCTACATCTCATTCTATTTGCCAGCTCCAATTAATAAGAATCCTAAGAGACTCAAACAATACATTGGAGACAACAATGAGCAAATTCAGAATTTACAAGACTAGCGACCGCATAGAAGTGAAGGTCGATGACATTTCAATCTTTATCAGTCCTCTCTCTTATCACCAAAAGATGGCCCTTCAATCAGAGATGATTAAAGCAGCTAATGGTGACATGGATGCAGCTATGAAAGCTGTAGTTAAAGCCATGAAGATGTCTATCAAAGACGTTAAAGGTCTTTCAATGTTCGATTCTCTAGGGCAGGAAGTTGATTATAAATTGGATTTTAATGGAGAAGAACTCTCCGATGAAACAGTTAATGATCTTTTAAACATGCCTTACTCTCAAAAGATTTCATCAGTATGTACAGGTCTTCTTGCTGGAGTTCCAGACAAGATTATGGGTTCAGATGGAGAACCTTTAGAAGGTGTAACGATTGTTCGTCCTAAGGCAGATAAACCAAAAAAGTAATTGGAAGTTTCTACTACAGTAGTCTGTGGGAATACGTTTACTCCCGCGTATTGGAGATTTCTAGCTTATCTGATTATGACTACGCATTGATCAATGCAACTTGGCTGTCTCTCACTAATGAAGACTTCCAGTGTTCAAGAGTTGAATCGATGTACGAAAAAAGAAGTGATGCAGAAGTGCAGATCAAAATACGAAGGATACAGAAAGGCTGTGGAGTTATCAGTAACTCTCCCAAGATAGAGATAGGACGAATCGCTTACCATTCCTGCCTCTGCCATCAAAACTTTCAACATCCTCTTATAGGACACCTTATGTCTCTTAGTGCGAACTACGAGAAAGGAAACTTGCCCTTTAGTGGCGCAGTCATGGATCAGCCAGCACAGATCATGGAGATCATCGAGCTGATTGAGCATTTGAAGATGGAACGTGAAGCAGAGTTACAAGCTAAGGCAGCTAAGAACTCTCCTAAGAAAGGAAGATAATAGATGTCAGCCAATACAGTAAACTTTGATTTAGAAATTGCAGTCAAGGGATTTCAACAGTCCTTAGATCAAGCGAACGCTTCTGTTAAAGAATTCAGTGCAGATTTTAAAAAGAATACCGGAGGTAACACTCAAGCATGGAACTCCTTTGTAGGCAGCTTAGGTGCGAAAGGTGTTGAGCTTGCATTAACTGGTATTAAAGACCTTGCTTCTTCTATAGGTAATCTTGGAGTTCAGGCTGTAAAGAATGCTGGTGAGCTTGAGATGATGTCCGTAGAGCTTGGAGTAATGCTAGGTAGTGCTGAAGCTGGTGAAGCTCAGTTAAAGAAGCTACAAGCGTTCGCAGCTACATCTCCCTTTCAATTACCAGGAATCGTAGAAGCTAATAAACTTCTCCTTGGTTTTGGTACAACTGCTGCTGAAATTCCTGAAGTACTAGAAGTCTTAGGTAACATTGCTGCTGGTTCTGGTAAGCCATTATCTGATCTAGCAAGAATCTTTGGTCAGGTTCAAGCAGAGACTAAACTCTCCCTAGAAAGACTTAATCAATTAAATGATGCTGGAGTTAACTTAGGTCCAACACTAGCAAATAAATTAGGAATTCCTTTAAAGGATGTTCGTAAAGCTGTTACTGATGGAAAGGTTTCTTTTGATTTATTCAGAGAAACTATGGTCAAGATTCAAGCTGAAGGTGGAGTTTATGCAGGTGGGATGATTAAACAATCTCAGACTCTCCAAGGTGTTCTATCTTCTCTCTCAGACAACTTCTTTAATCTCTCAGGTGAATTAGGAAAGACAGTTCTTCCTATGTTTAAGAGTATCGCCCTTGCCCTGATTGAGTTCACTGATGCCATCGTTAAGAACATGGACAACATTAAGATAGCTATTCAAACGATAGGTATTTTAACTGCTGCCTATGGTGCATATCTTCTAGTAACCAATCTAGCGACTATAGCGACAACTGGACTTGCAACCGCAATCGCCATTCTTACCTCTCCTATTACATTAACAATCGCTGCCATCGTTGCAGTTGGTGCAGCAGTATTTGCTCTCATTAAGTATTGGGATGAAGTTAAGTTAGCTTTCCTTACAGGTGTTCAAGTAATCCTTCAAACGATTCAGCCATTAGAAGCAATGTTTAATAAGTTGTTTGGAATGGATACAAGCATGATTACTTCTTCCCTAGAATCTATTGGTCAGTCCATTGATAAAGTTAAGGAGAAGATTAATCAGAAGCAACAGCCAATAGTAGATCAAGCGGCTTTAGATGCTGAAGCGAAGGCTGCCGAAGAATTGGCAGCTAAAAAAGCAGCTGCTCTTGCAGAGAAGATAGCGGCCGAGAAAGCAGCTAATGCAATCATCCTAGAGAATAAAAGAATCCATAACGGCGAGATGCTCCTTGCTGAACAAGAAGCAATAGTAGCTGAGAATGAATTTCATACAGCTAACGATACTCTGAACCTAGAAACTCAGATCGTTAAGCAACAAGAAGACCTACTAAGAAGACAAGAATTTGAACAGGCTAAGCTTCAACTACAGATCGATGCAGAAATGCAGAAAGCTAAACTTACTACTGACTCTATAGAACGTAAGAAAGCTATTGAAGAAGCAGCAAATAAAGCTGAGCTAGCAAGACTTAATCTTTCTAATAAGCAGAAACTCGACACTATGAAGTTAACAGCTTCTCAATCTAAAGCGATTCAAGCTGATGAGCTAAAAGATAGAGAGATGTTCTTCTCTACTGCAATTACTCTCCAACAATCAGGTAACAAAGCAGCGGCCGCAATCGGTAAAGCAGCAGCTCTTACTCAACTAGCAATTAAAACTCCTGAAGCAGTAGCAAGCTCATTCGCGTTTGGTACTAGAACAGGTGGTCCAGTATTAGGAGCTGTATTAGGTGGTATCGCAGCTGCGGCAATGGCAGCTCAAGCAGCAAGAATAGCTGGCGTAGGTAACTTTGCTGATGGTGGATTCATTCCTGGAAATAGTTTCGCAGGCGATAGATTACAAGCAAACGTTAACTCAGGTGAAGCAGTCTTAAATGCCTCACAACAAAAAGAGTTCATGAGAATAGCAAACGGTGGAGGAAGTGCGAACGATGCTCTTCTTACAAGATTAGACAGCTTAGAAGCTGCAATTCTAAACAGGCCAGTTGTTCTATTAGCTGACGACTCTGAGATCGCAAGAAGTGTTTCTAGAGGAGTTCAGAATGGAATTGAAATTGGGAGATCAAGATAATGAGTAAAATAACTTTTTGTTCAGATAATAAATTAGTAAATGCTGACATCACTATAGAAAGTGGTTCTGAAGATGCTCAGTTCCCCTTAGACAACATTAAACATACATTCACAACAAAAGTATTCAGAAGTCTAACTGATGAAGTAACTATCCTCATTGACCTAAAGACTATTGCTGAGAGTGACATTATTTGTATTAAAGGTTCTTCGGTAGAAGGAATTGGATTTAATAGTTGTACTGTAGAGAGCTCTGCAACTCCTATATTCTCAGGAGCAAGTGAATCCCTAGAGATTTCTTCAATTCATAACTTTGCTTTTAAGCAACTCTCCCCGACTTCGAATAGGTACTGGAAGCTCACTTTCTCTGGAAATGAGTATGTAGAAGTTTCTAACATCTTTATCGGGAAGAAGATTCAGATCATTGATAACAACCTTAGCATTGGGTTCAGCTACGCTCGTAATACCAATAATAAAGTTACAAAGAATTCATACGGCCAGAAGTTCATCGATACATATAACACAGTTGATACTCTCTCTGGAGAAATGAAGCTGGTTAACAATCTAGAATTTGATCAATTGAATGCAATTCATGTTCAACATGGTGAGAATACTCCTTTATGGTTTCTTCTAGACCCAGACGATTCTATGAGCATTACAGATAGCAAGTTTATCTACTCTGGTTACTTCTACATGAAAGACTTAGTTTGGAAAAGTGTTGCTCCTAGTCTCTATGATGTGACGATCTCTCTTGAGGAGGCTACTTAATGAGCTATCTAGCAATTGAACAGCTTGAGAATGAAGTGTCGATTGAGCAAAAGTTCAAAGTAACTCGCTCCATGAACTTGGAAGCAGTTAGACTTAACATGTGCAAAGTAGGAAATCTCCTTAATGGCACGATAACAGTTCAAATTCTTAACAATGAAATTCTCTTAGGCCAGATGGTTAGTAGTTGCTCTGAGCTTAATACAGTTGGAACTAACTTTCACGGAATGATTAGCTTCTTTTCTGACTCTCCAATAGCTATTAGAAAATCTCCGAGTAAAGAATTGTTAGAACTCACACTAAGAGTAACACTTTCTGAACATACTGATTCTGACGAAGCCTACCTAGGATTAATCAGAAATCCTGACCCTGCTACTCCTACCTATAACCCAGAAAACAACCCTAATCCTTCTGATCCAGCTATTGATGTTTGGTATCTCCCTTTTGGGCTTGAGCTCTATACAAATTAATAAGACCTATTGGAGACAATTCAATGATTAGAAGATTAAATTTCAATGATGGCTATACTAGTGAGATCACCCCTACATTATCTGTGCCTGCTGGTCACTCTATCTACACCGGCCCTGACTCACCACTAGACAGCCAATTTAATGATGGTGATGTGTATTTAAGAAGCAATGGCGAGATATATGTCAAAGTATCTGGAATATGGGTCTTAGATTCTCAACTTACTTTAGGAGCTTCAAATATATCCAACTCTCCTACTGGTAATCTCTCGTCCATTGATCAGCAATCAGTAAATGATGAACTTCAGGAAGACATTGATTCGATAAACAATGAACTTGATTCACTAACGCTTACAGTAAGTGACAACGAAGCCACACTTCTTGCATCTCTTGCAACTCATGCTTCGGAAGATTCAGGAATCCACGGTATTACAGGTTCTATAGTTGGAACTACGGACACTCAAACTCTATCAAATAAAACACTGTCTTCTCCCTCTATTCATAGTCCTTCAAGACTTGATGTTAAGAAAGATACTAAGGCTGCTTTGACTAGTTATGCTAGCACTGCTTCAAATGGCCAACTTGTATTTGCTACTGATGAAAAGGAAATGTTTCAGGTTATTGATGGAACACTTAAACCTGTTGGTGGATTCGTTCAACTTGAATTCGCTCTTCAAAATAACCAATCTACTCCCACTGATGTAACCGGACTTCTGTTCAACTCTAGCTCATTTAGAAGCTTTAAAGCATTAGTCACAATAGAGATCAATGCGACTGCAAGCCTCTTTGAATCTAAAGAACTCTTAGCAACTTTCGATGGGACAAGTTGGGGAATGACAGCTTGGGGGCAAGGACAAGATTCAGGTGTTGAACTAGATATAACTTCTCTAGGGCAAATCACTTACACATCATCAAACTACCCTGGATTCACATCAGGGAAACTTAAACTAAAAATTACAACACTATCAATTTAAAAGATAGATCGAGATAAGTTAAATGGCTTTAACCAGCTTCGAAAAATACATTGAATCATCTACTAGTGAAAAGATAGTATTGGCACATATTCACTCTGTAGCGAGAATCTATAACTTTCAAGAAGAAGATGGTCTCTACAGTAAGCACTCTCCTTATTTTGTTACAGGAATTAGACAGGGTGTGACAGGATTAGACCTTACTTCGGTAACTTCAAAAGAAGAAGTTACAGACAATACTAAATTCTTTTATGAAATCCCAACTTCTAAGCTGTATCTCTTCTCTTATGACAATGCCACTGATGAGATCATAGCAACGTTTAGGTTCTTCTTCTCTAATGCTCCTATCAATCTCTCTTGGAACCTAGAAGACTATCAGTACGAAGTTGAATACCAACCAAGAATTGACAACTCTCCTTCCTTTAAGTCAACAATGGCCCAAGGAAAGAAAGGTCTAAGCTTAATTGGTTCTGGTTCACTGAATTTAATCAATCAAGATAAAACCCTTAATGCTATCTATGACTCCCTAGTTTGGGATAACAAAGAAGTTAAGATTTACTCCTACCATAGAGACTTACTGCCATCTCAGGCACGACTAATCTTTAGAGGAGTTGTTTCAGGAAAGAGTTTTAGTTCAAAGCTTATTACATTCAATGTTAAAGATAGTCTCTATGCTCTTGAGACAAAGGTTCCTCTAGTAAAATACGGAAGCCTTACTCGTGAAGCTGACGCACTCTTCTTTAAAAGACAAATCTATGGCCGAGTTGATAACTTACTTATTCAATCTATTAATCAAGTTGGAGATGGATATGCTCTTACTGGAACACTAAGCGGAATCTATGACGATACTGTTGTAACTGGTACGAATACTTTATTTCTTAATGAAGTAAGCCCCGGAGATGATCTTATCTTCCCTACCTTTAAGGTCTCTGTTGAAGATGTTTTAAGTAACACTCAGCTAAGAGTATCAAAGCTTGAAGGTTCATTCCAAGACTTAGGTGCTCTACTAGACCCTGAACTTCATTACAGAAACAAGAATAGATTATTTCAGGTTGCAGGACATGCCATTAAGAGATGGGAAACTACAATCACTGAGATTATTTCTCGTAACCGCATAGTGGTTGACTCTCCAGCGGGATTCTTTGCTGGCGATACTATTACTATTGATGGTGAGTCTAAAATAATTAGAAGAATCTCGGAGAATACAATTGTTCTTCAGACAAATTATAATCTTCCTCACTCTATTGGTTCAACTGTGGCCAAGATTGAGATTAACAATGTCAGATACGGCAATAGACAAGTTCCTATAGCTAATACAAATGTCACAATCATCAACAACACTACCGATGGAGCTCAGATACAACTCACTCCTACGGCCGAATATGATGCTTCTAAAGAGAAAACATTAAATCACGTCTTCAGATTCGTTAATGGAAGGAATAAAGTTTGGCTTGGAAGCCCTACATTTGTAGACATTACTTGTGTAGCTAGTACGCAAACAGGACCAGGACCAACTGATTACTCTCTTATGGGTAAGTGGTTCTCAGTTCAAGATGAAGAAAGTAATGAAGTTGGATTTTGGTTTAAAGATCAAGTAGCCGACAATCAAACTTCTGTTGTTAAGCCTTCAGCTATAGCAACTATTCAAGCTACTGATGGTGGAAAGGTTAAAAGTATTTCCCTAGAAAGTAGACCTTATGCTCCCTCTGAGATTGCATTGATCGTAGCTGGTGCAATTACTGGAGCTGTATCAGCTTGGCAGTATAGTTTAGCTACTAACATTGTAAAGCTTGAGTCAAAAGACACTTTAGACATTGATCTAGGAAGCATGGGTACATCTGGATTCTCTCAGACTAAAACTCTTATGGGTGTTCCAGCAGTGAGTCAGGTCAATCTAACTAAGTTTCTTAATAC